AAACGATATGATTGATAGTCAATGGCAGATGGATTTGGAATAGCAATGGCAGAAGTAGAATTTGCAGGATTAAAATTTAAAGGTGGTAAAATTTTTGTTGTTCTCACAGCACTTACGACTTTAGGTGGTGGTTTATGGGGTGGTTTTGAATTTTATAAAGATTACCTTAATATGAAAGAACAAATACAAAACTATACTGCACCAGACTTATCTGGTTTTGATAAAAGAATAGATTTAGTTCAACAAGAAGTAACTATGCTTCAATCTGAAATGACAATGATTTTAGAAGAAGTACAATTAGTTGCAGATGTAGCAAAAGAATTAAAAAATGATTTAAAAGCAGATGTTCGCAGAATAGAAACAATCGTAGAAGATGTTGAACAAAGAGTTAAAGAAGATTCAAGAACTAATGAAAAAGAATTAAAAGAAGTAATTAAATCTATTGAGGAAGATATGAAAGATTTAGAAGAAAAAACAGACAAACAAATTAAAAAGGCATTAGATAATCCTTTAGCTAATATGAAATGATGAAAGTTTGGTTAATGGTAGCTTTCATACATTCCCCACAAATGCCATCAATAAAATATCAAGCATATTTATATGAAACTGAAGATCAATGTATGGAAAATTTAGTATTATTTAAGAATTCTTATGAATACAAATCACAAATATATAAATTAACAACAAAAGCTGATGCACATTGTTTAGAATTTGAATCATTTGAAATTAAAAGATTTAAGAAGACAGGCACCTAATGTCAGATTGGGAAAAAGACGTAGCAGAATTAAAAACTGACGTAAGATATATCAGAGAAGACATTACTATAATGCAAAAACAAATTAGAGATTTAAATAAAAATGCAAATATGGGTATTGGTGGATTAAAGGTTGCATTGTTCATTGGAGGTATATTAGGAGCAATTTACACTTTTTTCCGATTATTAGATTAAAAAAGAAGCTCATATTTCATCACTGAAGAAGAAAACTAACCATAGCTGAACATTACTACCCCCCTAAAAAGGACTAAATATGAAGATTTTAGTAATTTCGGACCTTCACTATCCTTACTCACATAAAGATAGTTTAGAGTTTTTAAAGGCAGTTAAGTCTTGGTTAAAGCCAGACAGAGTTGTAAACATAGGAGACGAAGTTGATTATCATGCGATTTCATTCCATGACAAAGACCCTGATCTTGATAATGCAACACAAGAACTGTTGAAGGCAAGAGACGATATTAAAAAATTAGAAAAAGTATTTCCTAAAATGGACCTACTTCATTCTAATCATGGTTCCCTGGTGTTTCGTAAAAGAAAATATCATGGATTACCAGACTACATTATAAAAGATTATGCTGACATTCTTGATGTAAATAAAAAGAATTGGAAATGGCATGATAAATTACTCTTAAAAGATAAATTTGGAACTTATTATTTTGTTCACAATATGAATAAGGACCCAATGAAATCTTCTATGGCTATTGGTATGAATTTAATACAAGGTCATTATCATACAGATTTTCAAATTAAATATTGGTCTTCCCCAGAAGCATTACGATTTGGAATGACAGTTGGTTGTTTAATTGATAAAGATTCATTAGCATTTGCTTATTCAAGAGTAAATATTCGAAGACCCATTCTTGGCTGTGCAGTTATTGAAGACGGCATACCGCAGTTAATCCCTATGGTACTTGAAAAGGGAAATAGATGGACGGGAAAAATTTAAAAGACAATATTAATCCTACTTATTACAAACGATCAATACAAGTTACTGATTTTATTATTGAATATAATATGAATTTTTTAGAAGGTAACATTATTAAGTATGTAGCTCGGTATAAAAATAAAAACGGATTAGAAGATTTAAAAAAAGCGAAGTGGTATTTAGATAAATTAATAGAGGAACAACATGATTGAAGAAATAAAAAATAGAATTCGTGAACATGAAGGGTATCGTAATAAAGTATATCGAGACCATTTAGGCAATAGAACAATTTTTTGGGGCCATCTATGTGATGTAGGAGACCCATACGAAGATGGTGTAGAATACACAGAAGAAGAAGCAATCGAAGTTTTTAATAAAGATTTTAATGATGCATTTGATTTAGCTAAAACTTTTTTATATGACCCAGACAAACATCACGCAGATATTTTTGGTGTATGTATCGAAATGGCTTTCCAATTAGGAAGTCGTTTATTTAAATTTAAAAATTTTAGAGCAGCATTAGAAAAGAAAGAATATGAGACAGCTTGTATGGAAATGAAAAATAGTCTTTGGGCCGAACAAACCCCTGCAAGATGTGATTCTTTAATTAAAGTCGTGGAGAAAGATAAATGAAAATTATTATAACAGTTTTATTTACAGCATTAGTATTAATAGAAGCTGCAAACTTCTATGTTTACTATCATCAAATTAAAGGTGCATTATGTTAAATCTACTTTTAGGGCCAGTCGCAAATATTGTTTCTAGTTCAGTTCAAGGTTTTTTAGATACAAAAAAAGCAAAACAAGAACTTAAACTAACAGAAATAAAAGCAACAACTAAATTAAAAGAAGATCAAATTGCGGGTAAAGTTGCATGGGAGCAAAGTGCTGTCGATCAAATGAAAGGGTCGTGGAAAGATGAGGTAAGTTTAATTGTCCTACTTCTTCCAGCCGTTTTGGTCTTCACGCCTTTTCAAGATCATATACATAAAGGGTTCCTTGCACTGCAAGACCTGCCGTCGTATTATCATAACCTACTTTACATTGCGATTTCAGCGAGCTTCGGCATCAAGGCAGGAGCAGGGGCAATAAATATGTTTAAAAAAAAATAAGGAGGTAATATGAAATTACTACAAGACCTATGGGAACATTTGGGAGAATGGTCAGAGTGGTCAATGAAAGATTGGATTAAAGCAGGTATTGTTGCAATAATCGTAATCGCAGTAATTGGCGCAATTTAATTGAACAACGAAGAAATAAAAAGAATACCAGAGGTTTTATCAGGTCCATTTGCAATCGGTAAATGGGCCGAACCTTTAATAATGAAAGTAGGTAAAAATGCCAGAAGGAATGGGGACATACGGAAGCAAAAAAGGAAGACCATCGAAGAAGAAGAAAGACAAAAAGAAAAAGAAAAAAAAGAGTAAATAATGTCATTAGTAGAAAATATTAACAGACGTAAAAAATTAGGTATATCTAGGTCTAAATCTCAATCTACAATTTCTGACAAAGCATATGCTGATATGAAAAGAAACTGGAAAAAGAAGAAAAAGAAGAAAAAGGTTACTTAAATGAGACTTGTTAAAGTTGTATGGCTTGATACAAATGAAGTATCTGACGGAACTTGGCAATCAAAAGAAGAATTGCTCAAATCTAAACCATGCAGCATTGATAGTTTAGGGTATCTTGTAGAAGAAACTCAAGATTACGTTATTATATCTGCCGATAAAGATAGTTATAATCAAGATGATTTATTTGGTAGATCACAAGTTATTCCGAAGGGTGTAATCCAAGAAATTATAGAATACAATGAACCAATGGAACCCGTTAAGATTTGATAAAGATTTTATATCATCAGAATTAATTAGAACTAGAAAAGCATATGGAGAGTCTAAAGCTGCATATGATAGTTTAGAAAGACAAAAAAAGAGATTAGAAGCAAAATTATATTTACATTACAAACAACAAGAAAAATGTACTGTCGAAGACGCAAAAATGAAAGCTCGTAATGATAAAGAGTACGAAGACATAGATAATCTTTTAAACAATGCAGAAAAAGATACAGAAACTAACTATGCCGAGTACGAAAGATTACGATTAAAATGTCAGCTATTAATACAAGAGAATAGTACAATGAAACAAGAAATGAAATTAGGGTAGTACGATACTTTTTCCGATACCTTGTTTTGATAAATATTGATAAATATTGATAAAATATAAATTTGTTACAATCCGTTACACATAAGAAAACCCCAGAAACTAAACACTTCTGGGGTCTTTTTTTATTTGTAAAAATAGTGTACACAAGGTTTGGGACCAGGGGGTCGAAGGTTCGAATCCTTTCTCCCCGACCACTAATTCAGCCATTTTTTGCTGTTACAAAATTCTGCTTTTGAATTTCCGATACTATTTCCGATACCTTCCTGCCAATTTTTTTTGCACTTTCTCTTCTTATTCTAAGGTCTGTTGATCTTTCATACTTTCTAGTCGTTTTAATATTTGTATGACCAAAAAATTTCATAGAGTCGCTTGAATTACCAATCCAATCTCCTGCTGTATGTCTTGTTTGATGTTGGGTATAGGTTTTGGTTAATCCTGCATCTTTTTGAGCTGTTCTATATGCTCTACGCATATCTTTAAAAGGTTTACCTTTATATAAAAAAACAGGACCAGGTTTATCGAGATTTAAACATTTTAATCTAGCTTTATGGTCTTTATCTGTTTCTGTATCATACAGTTTTTTGCCTTTTAATAAATTTTCAATTTCGTCTGTGATAGGGACAACATGTTTTCTATCTCCTTTTTGCACTACATTAATTTCCATTTTATCCCAATCTATCATTTCAGTAGTAAGTGACGTTGCATTAAATTTTCTTAATCCTTCAATTTGTCTAAACCACATTTGATTTTTAACGTGTGGCTTTGCAAAATGAAATATAGCACCCCAATCATTTTCTGAAATAGATTTATCTTCATCGCTTTCAGGAATTTTATATTTTAATTTTGACCATATAGGTTCCTTACACAGCTCATACTTATCTATTAACAAACAATGCTTAAATGCAGCTCTTAAAAAATCTATCTCATTATTAATAGATTTATCTTTAACACCAACTCTGTTTGTATTTTTGATTTTATGATCTTTTCTTTTTATTTTATGATCATTAATTTTACTTGTTAGATTAACATTATCTAAAGTTATATTTTTATCTAATATTTCTAACCACAATCTAACATTACATTCAAAATCTTGTTGACTCTTTTTTGGATTTTGATGTTTTCTCCATTTAGATTTTTGTATTAACCCATACTCTGCAAACAATGTTTCTGGTTTGCATTTTAATTTTTGTATTTTTTTTGGGTTTTGTTT